CCCTGCCGCGCGGTCTCGCGTGGACATTAGGTGGCAGACCTTATACGCTGGCAGTGAAAGGAGAACCGCCATGGCACTCAGTGTTGGCACTGACGCTTACAACTCACTCGCCGCTGTCCGTGCTTACTGGGACGCCCGCGGCGATACGGCATGGGCGGATCTTGACGACTCAGCAGCCGAAGCACTGATCCGCAAAGCGACCGACTGGGTCGACCGGTCCTTCGAGTTCATCGGCGATAAAGCGACTGGGACACAGCGTCTCAAGTGGCCTCGTCAATATGCCGAAGTCGAAGGCTTCCAGCTTGACTCCTCGACGATTCCGTGGCAGGTCGAAGAAGCGACCGCGCTCGTGGCAGAGATGTTCCGCCTTGGGTCCTACAACATGGAAGGCATCGTCACGGATGACACTGCCGCGATCTCGCTCACCAAGGTGGACGTGATCACTGTCCAGTATGACACTGCACGCCGACTGCAAGGAGGCTCGATCCCGTCCCATGTGATCGAACTGCTCCGTTCGGTGACGCGGGGCACGAGCGGGGGTCTCAAGCGCGCATGAGCTTCTATTCTGGACTCCGCGACGATACGGCTGCTCCCTTGATTGCTCAGTTCGGGCAGCAGGCGACGTACCGAGTCTATCGGGCGGAGACCTATGACAACGTGACGGGCAAGGCCATCAAAGGAACTGCAACAGATACGCGCATTGTTCTGCTAGATCTCCCCGTGAGTGAACGGGACTTCAGTGCTGAGGTTATGGCACGCGCGTCAGCAAAGTTCCTCGTTGCTGCCGCGCAGTTTGCCGCAGCGTCCGTCGTCCCTGCAGTCAACGAGACCGTGATCCTTCGCGGAAAGAACTACCGCATTCTCGCAATCAACTCGGTCGGCCCGTCGGGCGAAGCCGTGATCTACAAGATGGCGGTGGAAAATGTCTAGGGGTAAATCTGCACGGGAGTTCGCCATCGACCTTCAGAAGTTCGGAAAGGTCACTCGAGAGCAAGCGACTACGATCTTCCGGAAGATTGCGCTTGACCTGGACTCTCGCATCGTTCTGAGCACACCGGTCGACACGGGCCGCGCTCGTGGCAACTGGTTCCCGTCGATTGGTAGCCCGTCAGGCGCTGTTGACATGAACGCAGCGGACAAGGGCGGCGGTCAAGCCATCGCGCGCATTGCGGGAGTGGTCGGGGGTGCTAAACTCGGCGACGTCATCTGGCAGACCAATAACCTGCCCTACATTCTGCCGCTCGAGAATGGCCACTCGCGGCAAGCCCCTGAGGGTATGGTGGACATCAACCTGAACGCCGTGGCGGCGCAGTACGGAGGCACCGTCGTTCGATGACTCTTGATGCTCGACACGCGGCGATCCGGACGCGGTTCAAGGACTTCTGGGCTGGGCAGCCGCCCACGCAGTTTCCGAACCAGAAGTTCACCCCGCCCGACAACCTCCCCTGGATGCGACTCGTCATCCAGGATGCAGGAGTCAACTGGGCGTCGATGGGCGACCCTGGGAACAATGTTGCTCGCAACGTCGGGCAGGTGACGGTTCAGATATTCACTCCCTCGGGTGATGGAGAAGGACTCGCACTTGAGATTGCCAACCAGGCGCTCGCCGTGTTCCGCTCTTGGAGCGACACGGCCACCGGGCTGCGGTTCGAGGTACCGCCGTATGCTCGCCAGGTAGGTGTGGAAGGCAAATGGTACCAGATCAACGTCGTCGCGCCGTTCAAGTTCGACGACTTCATGTAAGTGGGAAAGGAGAAACCCCATGGCTGACTTCGGTACTTCCAACCGGGTGGCACTCCGTCAGGTCGCGGAAGTGACTTGGGGTGCTACCCCCGCTTCGCCGGCGTTGAAAGCGGTTCGCTTCACGTCGGAGTCGCTCAACTACAACGCGGACTTCATCACGTCGGAAGAGATCCGTTCCGACCGCATGACGCCCGACACCATCCAGGTGTCGTCGTCGGCGGATGGCGAGATCAACGGCGAGTGGTCCTATGGGTCCTACGACGAGTTCATTGCTTCCGCGCTCTACAGCACCTGGGCGACTTCGGGGACGGTCAAAACCGCTTCGACCCTTGCCATCGTCAAGACGCCCGGCTCGCCCAACACCTGGGCCATCACGGATTCCGGGAATGACCTCGCGACCCATGCGTGGGTCGTGGGTCAGTTCATCCGTGTCGCGGGGTTCGCTGTCGCGGGAACCTTCTTCGCCGAGATCCTGAGCATCTCGGCAGGTTCGATCAGCGTTTCCCCGCTGACCAACGTGGCTTCGGAAGCCGCTGGCGCGTCGGTGACCATCACGCCGATGAACTACGTCCGCAACGGCATCACCAAGTCGTCCTTCACGCTTCAGAAGGCGTTCACTGACCTGACCACGCCCGAGATGTGGAACTTCACCGGCGCGCGCGTGTCGAAGTGGGAACTTGAACTTGCGACCGGGTCGATCCTCAACACGGTTTTTGGGTTCCTCGCGAAAGACGCGAACATGACCGAGACGCAGTTCGCTGGCGCCACGGTCACCGCGGCGAACACCAACACCGTTCTGAACGCGGTCGACAACGTGGCCGCCATCGTCTTCGATGGCGACCCTGGCGGGACCACCTACTACTTCAACTCGTTGAAGATCAGCCTCGACAACTCCCTGCGCGGTCAGGAGGCCGTCGGTACGCTGGGCTTCATCGGTGTTGAGGCCGGCCGTCTGAAGATCGAAGGAGACATCGAGCTCTACTTCGAGAACTCGTCTCTGTTCGACAAGTTCCGCGCGGCAACGGCCTTCTCGCTCTCGTTCCTCGCTCGTGACGCTGCCGGCAATGCCTACATCGTGACGATCCCGCGCGCGAAGTACACGTCCATGGAAATCGTTGCAGGTGGCAACGACCAGGACATCTTCGCGAAAGCGAAGTTCGAGGGTATCATCAATGCGGCTGGCACCTACCAGTACCAGATCAGCCGCTTGGCCGCGTAACCCCGACACTCTGCGCAGAGCCCGGGGCTGGTCGAGTCGGGTCGACCAGCCCCACCCAACCCGACTGGAGACTAAGATGAAATTTGACCTCAACGACTTCCGCACCGACAAGGACGCGAAGAACATCGGCGTGTGGATCGAGTTCGGCGGCGGCGCCGCGTTCAAGATCGCGTCTTTCGACAACCCCTCTTTCACCGAGGCGTTCCGGAAGATGACCAAGCCCTACAACGATCTGGGCCGCAGCATCCCGGAAGACGACCAGATCGCCATCATGGCCAAGTGCATGGCGGCGCATGTCGTGCTCGACTGGCGCGGCGTTTTCGACAAGGACACCGAGCTGAAGTACTCGACCGAAGCAGCCGAGCGTCTCCTTCTCGAGATCGAATGGGTCCGCGACCGCCTGGTCACCGAGGCTCGCAAGCTCGAGAACTTCCGCGTCAAGGCGAGTGAGGAAACGGAAAAAAACTGACCGAGTGCGTGGTATGGGAAGTCGCGTTCGGTGAACGGCTCGAGTTCCTAGAAAAAGTAGCCGCGAGAGAGGGTAAGCTCCCACCCGCCCTTGCCTCGCGGCCGCGCCCAACAAACCACGCACTACCTTACTTGACCGCTTTTAAAAGGTTGCACTCTTCGCGTAATATAGGACCTAACGGAGTTCCTTCCGGAATCGCGTTCACCGAGATTGAAGCCTACGCTAGGCTGATGGGGTTCGACGATCTGGACGATAGGGTGACCCTGGCGCACTTCGTCAAAGTCTGCGACTATGCGTGGATGACCGAGGCGGCTAAGCGGAGAGGCACAGGTGGCGGAACAGAGCAGCACGCTGCGAGTGGGGGTCGACTCCCGAGACATGGAAACCGGCGCCCGTAAGGGTGAGCAGGCCCTTGATCGTCTCGGACAGAAAGCAAAGGCCACTGAGACCCAGTTCCAGCGTCTGCAAAGCCAAGTAGGCGGTATCAAGACCGCTTTCGCGGCAATCGGCGTCGGGGTAGCCGTGCGAGAATTCGCGCGGCTGCTCGACGTTACTACCACCATCGACAACCGGCTGCGCCTCGTCACGACCAGCACGGCTCAGCTTAATGCCGTCTATGATCAGCTCTTCCGGATCTCCAATGATACGCGCAGCTCTTTGCAGGCCAACGCGGATATGTTCAACCGCGTCTCGCAGGCGGTGTCAGGGACCGGAAAGTCCTACAATGACGTTCTGGCATTCACGGAGCAGATCAACCAGGCGATGGCTATTTCAGGTACCAGCGGCGAAGCTGCTGCCGCAGGTATCTACCAGCTAGGGCAGGCCCTTGCGACTGGTAAACTGTCAGGCGACGAGTTCGTGTCTGTCAACGAGACGATGCCACGAGTGATGCAGGCAGTTGCCGACTCGCTTGGCGTCCCGCGCGGTGCCCTGAAGGACCTTGCGAAAGAAGGCAAGTTGACCGCGGATGTCTTGTTCCAGGCCATGAGCGACGCTGCTCCTGCGCTTGCCGAAGAATTCGGCAAGATCACCCCGACCATCGCATCAGCTTTCACCGTCCTGAACAACCACATCTTGAACTTCGTCCGCGACGTCAACGCGGCGTCAGGCATTGGAGAGATCTTCGCCGGGGTCATCATGTTCGTGGCGAACAACTTCAACGCGTTTGCTGGCGCGGCAGCGGGACTCGCTATCGTTATTGGTGGGGTGCTGCTTCAGAGCATCGCAGCAATGACAGTTGCGCTTGCCGCCAACCCGATAGGCCTAGTTGTCGTCGCTATCGCGGCTGCTACCGCAGCCATCGGCGCTTTTGGGTCAATGACGGTCACCGTGGGAGGTCAGACGGTCACCGTCTGGCAGACGATCAAGGCTGCCGTTATGACGGTCATTGACGGAGTGAAAGCTGTCTACA